TGTTATATTGTAAGTGTCAGTTAAACAAGTTAAAGGAGCCTACCATGTTCTACGTAATCAAATATTACCAGCGCAACAAAGATACCAAAGTTTACGAGTTGAAGCATATGCACTGTGACACGATCAAAGCAGCATGCGAGTATCTTCAATTCATGGATTCTCATCCGTCTTACGTTTTCGTCTCCATGAAGAAAGTAGGGTGACTATGAACCCTGAAACCCTTTTCGCTATCATAGCATACGCAATCGGAATGGTTTACGTGATCAAAAGGTATAAATAAAAATTTAGATTTGTGAAGATTCTATGAAAAGACCGGATTCCGGTCTTTTCTCTTTCAACCCGCGTATAATGGGATTCGTCAAAGCAAGCCGACCGATCAAAGGAGATTACATTATGGCTGCTATCACCCGCACTTTCAAGAGTTTCGAGCTGACCGCGTACGAACTGGATGATTCAATCCCGCCCAGCGTGCGCGCTGTCGCCCAGTACGTCGTGCTGGACACCAACATGAACGCCCGCAAAGCCCGTATCGCCTTCCGCGATGCCGGCGTGGCGCTTCCCAAGGGCTGCACGATCAAGTGGGTCGAAGGCGAGGAGAAGACCTATTCCATGCCCGTGGAAACGTTCCTTGAGAACGCTACCGTCATCGACGCTTAAACCATCTGACTAGAAGGAGAAAACCATGCCTGAGAACAAAGACATCGCCATCGCCGAGGAAATGCCCGTCAACGACCTCGCACCTGCCCGCACGTACGCCATCGCCGAGCTTGCCAAACCCGAGGACAACACGTTCTGCTCGGTGAACCCGGAACTTGGAGCGGATGCCAAGAAGCTGATCTACAACGCGTCCAACAACCCGACGCACAAGATCGACGACTTCATCAACAAGCAGATCGCGCTGAAAGACCTGTTCGTCGAGATCATCGAAATCGCAGACGAGGACGGCACCGTGGAGCAAGCCCCGCGCATCGTCCTCATCGACGACAAGGGCGAGAGCTACCAGTGCGTATCGAACGGCGTGTGGGGCTCGCTCAAGAAGATGTTCGCCGTCTACGGCGCGCCAACCTACGAGGAGCCTATCAACGTGGTCGTCAAGCAGGTGAAGGTTAAGCGCGGCACGATGCTCACCCTCGAAGTCGCTTAAAGTTCGCAATCGCAGGCCGCACCCAGCGTGCGGCCTTTTTCAGGAGGAAGCCATGTTGTCGCTTGCAGACAAGGATTTGATGGAGCAGTTCGTAGCGGACTCGTCGAACAGGGTGTTGAAGAAAGAGCTATGGGCGCATGCCGTCGTCCCGCAAGGCGTGGCCGTTTTCAAGCGCCATCATAACGGGCGCATCGAATACATGTTCACCAAGGACGACAAGTTCGATATGAAGCGGGACGACATAAACGACCTGCGCGAGCTTGTGCGCCGCTACGTCATAGACGATTATATCGGACTCGTCTTCGTCATGCATTCGCAAGCGCTGAAAACTGTTTCCAAGCATATCAAATATCGTTATTGAAAGGAGGTGCGCCATGCCTTCGAAAAACGGCGTTTTCTACGAGTTGAAGGAATCGCCTTACTCTTTCATGTACGGAGACTGTACGTTCTTCTTCTCGTCTAGGAAGCATCTTTCCAGTTTCATGGACAAGATCTGCGTCAGAACGCAATGGCTGGACGACAGCATGGAAAAGCGTTTCCACTTCTACGTCAACATGCAGCTGGTCGCCGCGTTCCAACTGTACTTCACGGTGGAGACCAGGGGGTGCTACGTCAGATTGGAAAACGGTGAGGAGCTGACATGCAGAGAGAACCTAAGATTAAATGGACTGAAAGCCAGCGTTCGCGCCTCAACTCCGCAGTCCGAAAGTACAACAACGCCATTCGACGGGCTATGCGGGCGAATCCCGCCAACGCCCGGTTCATGCCCGAGCCGGTAAGCTACAAGGAAGTCAAAGCCGAGATCAAGAGCGCGCGCGTGCTTAACAACACGGTCGCGCGCTTGCTGCGCGCCACGCGCAAAGGAGCCTTGGACTTGACGAACGTCGGAGAGGGAGGCATTGCCACGCGCTACGAAGTGCGGGAGTTCCAGATCGCGAAAGCCGTCAACGAGCGGCGCAAGTCGCTGCGGCGCAAGAAGCTGGGGATCGACTACGGCCAGACCCTGGGACGCATGGGAACGTTGCAGCAGAACAACCTGCTTCCCGACAAGCGCACCGCGCGAGACTTCTCTCCCATCGCCCTCAAGCGCTTCATCAAGCGTTACGAGGAGCTGAGCGCTACGAGTTCCTACGAAAGGCTGAACAGGTACTACAAGAACTATATCAAAGGCCTCGACACGGTGTTCGGCGGCTACTCCGAGTTCGATGCGGCTATATCGCAGATCGCGAGGAAGATCGAATCCATGATGAAGTCCGACGCGGGCAAGCTCATGGAGTTCTTCGAGTCCGGAGACGAGCTTTTGAACATCGAGTACATCTACGCGCCGGAAGACCGCGCCGACAAGATGGGCTACATCCTCGACAGATGGGCTGAGCTATGATATGCAGTACTTCACGGCCGATTTCGAAACGACGGCAGACGACCTGACCCGGACGCGAGTTTGGGCGTGGGCTGCTTGCACCTTGAAAACCTACGATATAACGACCGGAACCTCCATCGAAGGGTTCGTGGAATGGTGCGAGCGCGCCCCTGACGCTCGCGTTTACTTCCACAACCTGAAATTCGACGGGAAGTTCATCATATCGCATCTGCTTGCAGCGGGATGGGAATGGATTCCCAGCCACGGAGAGCAAGCGCCCTACCGGTTCACGACGCTGATCAGCGACATGAACCAGTTCTACACGATCAAGCTCTGTTTCGGGCGCGGGCACTATATCGAGTTCTGCGATTCGTTGAAGATCATCAGCTTGCCGGTCGCGAAGATTCCGCGCGCGTTCGGCTTCGAGGAAGAGGACGCGAAGCTCGAGATAGACTATGCGGAGCATCGCGATCCCGATCACGTTCTCACGCAGCAGGAGATAGACTACATATCGGCAGATGTCAGGATCGTCGCGCGAGCCTTGGGCGAGCTGATCGACCAGGGCGCGACCAGGATCACGGCGGGATCGAACGCCATCGCCGAGTACAAGAAGACGATAGGCGGCGAGAAGGGGTTCAGGCGCACCTTTCCGGCGTGCGACTACGACGCGGAGATCCGCCCGTGCTACAAGGGCGGCTTCACGTACGTGAATCCCGATTTCAAAGGGCGCGACATCGGGGAGGGAATCGTCCTGGACGTTAACAGCCTGTACCCGTCCGTCATGGCCGGAGTCGGAGGCGAGATCCTGCCGTACGGCGATCCGATGCTCTTCGAAGGGGAGTACGTCCCGGATCCTCGATACCCGCTCTACATACAGACCGTGACCGTCGACTTCAAGCTCAAGCCCGGTTTCATCCCTTGCTTGCAGCTCAAAGGCAATTTGAGCTTCATGCCGACCGAATACGTAGTCGATTCCAAAGGAGAGCAGACGCTGGTGTTGACAAGCGTCGACTTGGCGCTTCTGCGCGACCACTACGACGTATATTCAATCCGCTACGGAAAAGGCTGGAAGTTCAAGGCATCGAACAAGCTCTTCTACGATTTCATCATGGCGGCCAACGAGGAGAAGGTGCATGCGGCCGAGGAGGGCAACGCCGGCAAGCGCTACATGGCGAAGCTCAAGATGAACTCCTCGTACGGAAAGATGGCGACGCATCCGGTCAAACGGAGCCGCCGGCCGGTCATGTGCGAGGACGGCATAGTGCGCTACCCTCTGCTCGAACCGGAAGAGACCGACGGCATGTACCTGCCGGCCGGGGCTTTCATCACGGCATGGGCGAGGAACAAGACGATACGGAGCGCGCAGAAGGTGAAGGATCGTTTCCTCTACGCCGACACCGATTCGCTTCATCTGGCCGGAACCGAGATCCCGGAAGAGCTTGACGTGGACGATTACAGATTGGGCGCGTGGAAGCTCGAAAGCACGTTTCAGCGCGCCAGGTTCCTGCGCCCGAAGACCTATATCGAGGACGAGGGCGGCAAGCTCACCGTGCATTGCGCGGGGCTTCCCGAATCGTGCCATCCTCACGTCACATGGGATAATTTCCATGTCGGCGCGAAATTTCCGGGAAAACTCTATTCCAAGACCGTAAAAGGCGGTATTATACTATACGAAGGTGATTTTGTCATCAGAAAGGAGACAGGCTTATGAGCAGGTACCAACCGAGCTTGCGCGAGCTGGCGATGGAGCCGGACGAGGACAAGCGTCTCGAGATGGCCGCCGCTATCGACGAGGACGCGGCCGAGCTGGACGACCGCTGGGACGAGCGCGAGGGCTGGCGAAACGAGCGAGAGGAGTGGGACGCGGAGCGCGACCGCCTGAACGCGGAGCGAGACGAGGCCATCGCCGAGCGCGACCGCTACCGCGAGGAGCGCGACGAGTCGCGCCGCAAGTACGCAGACCGTTTCTTCGCCGTCGAAGGCCAGACGCTGCTCCATGCGAACGAGGTAGGCGGGGAAGCTCGGCGCGAGCCGATCCGCTCAGCCGACGAGATTTGGGATTAAGGAGATATTATGGCAGTGAAGCAACCTAACATGAAAGCCGCCGATTCGCCGATCGTCATGAAGGCCGGCGATACGGCAGCGCGCGAGACGGCCGCGCAGAAGGCTGTGGAGGCGACCATCAACGAGACCCCGGAGGTAGCGTCCGCGCTCGCGGCTCGCGGCATCCCGGCAACCTACGACGCGAACAATCGCGCCTACGTGGAGCTTGCCGGAACCACCGACGAGATCCATGCCATCGGGGAGTATCTGACGAGCTACCAGCCCGCGCGAAACGCGTTCCTCAACGCGCTGGTGAACCGCATCGGCCTCACCATCGTGACATCGAAGCTGTACCGCAACCCCTGGGCGGTGTTCAAGCGCGGCTACCTCGAGTTCGGCGACACCATCGAGGAAATCTTCGTCAACCTCGCCGACGTTCACGGATTCTATCCGGAGGGCGCGGAAGACACGTTCGCCAAGCGCGAGCTTCCCGACGTGCGCACCGCGTTCCACCGTATGAACTTCCAGAAGCTCTACAAGACGACCGTCTCCTCCCAGCAGCTGCGCCAGGCGTTCCTCTCCTGGACGGGCGTTAGCGACCTGATCGCGCGCATCATCGAGTCGCTCTACACCAGCGCCAACACGGACGAGTACTACGTCATGCGCTACTTCCTCGCCAAGTGCCTCCTCAACGGCTACATCGGCTCGGTGGAGATTCCCGCAATCGGCAAGGACAACGCCGTCGATATCGCCACGCAGTTCCAGTACATGTCCGACCTGTTCCAGTACCAGTCCACGAAGTACAACATGGCGGGCGTGACCACCCACACCGATTTCGAAGACCAGTACTTCATCGTCACGGCCAAGTTCAAGGCCACGATGAACATGAACGTGCTGGCCACCGCATTCAACTTGGAGTACCGCGAGTTCCAGGCGCGCATGATCACGGTCGACACGTTCACCGACTTCGACTGGGTTCGCATGGACGCGCTGTTCACCGACCCGGCCACCGGCCAGCTCGACCCCAACTACCACCGCTTCACGGAAGATGAGATCGCGCTGCTCGAGACCGTGCCGGCGGTGCTGGTGTCGCGCGATTGGTGGATGGTGCTGGACAACTACGTGGAGTCCGCGCAGTGGTTCAACGGCGAAGGCCTGTACTGGAACCATTGGCACCATGTGTGGAAGACCATCAGCTGCTCGCCGTTCGGGCAGGCGGCCGCCTTCACCCCGACCGCCCCGACCATCACGAGCGTGACGGTCACCCTCGCGACCGCCACCCTTTCCAAGGGAGCCGACCTGCAGCTGTCTGCCGCGGTCGTCGGAACCGGCATCGTGAACCATGGCGTGCAGTGGACGGTGACCGGAGGCGCGGCATCCGGCACGACCGTCACCAACGGCGGGTACCTGCACGTGGCGGCCAACGAGACGGCGACGACGCTCACCGTCACGGCAACCTCCATCCAGGACGGAACGAAGACGGGCAAATCCACCATCACCGTCACCGATTAGCCTATGTTCTGCCGAGGGCGGGATTGGTTTCCCGCCCTCCTTTCCGAAGGATGTGAGAAATGTACCAGCCCAGCACGGAGATTCGGATAGGGACGGTTCCGTGGAACCCGAACTACAAGCACGTTCGCTGGTATCCGAACCTGAACGCCCAGATGTCGGGCGTAGCTTCGTTCATGGACGCTCGGCGAACGATTTCAACCTACACGTACCAGCGCCTGGAATCTGCCATCGACGTGGACGGCAACCCCGAGCAATACTACAATTACAACTACGTGATGTTCCAGAACGAGAACTTCGGGACTAAGTGGTTCTACGCGTTCATCACCCGCGCAGAGTACAAGACGGCCAACACGACGCGCTTGCACTTGGAACTCGATTACGTGCAGACCTACATGTTCGACTACGATATCAAACCGTGCTTCGTGGAGCGCGAGCATGTGAACGACGACGCGATAGGCGCTCACGTCAAGGACGAGGGGATCGACCCGGGCGAGCTTAAATGCACGTACTCGGCGATCGACAACGAGGACATGGATTGCTACATGGTGGTTGCCAGCGCCGTGGAGCCTTTGAAGGACGGAACGTACGTCAACAACGGCGGGGACAAGTACATGGGCGTTACCAGCGGCACCAGCTTGTCCGTCTTCTTGACCGTGGACGACTTCAAGGGATTCATGAAAGCGCTGTCCGACAACGGCCAGCAGGACGCGGTGAGCCAGGTCTACATGGTTCCTCGAGCGGCGATCCCGACCATCGTCAAGAAGTCCGACGGCTGGGGATACTGGGTGGACTCCAACGCGGCCACCCCGCAGACGACGAAGGACTACGCGCTCGGCTTCACCAGCCTGGACGGTTACGTGCCGAAGAACAACAAGATGTTCTGCTATCCTTTTGAATACGCGGAAGTCACGAACTTCACAGGTGCGGCGCAGCAGTTCCGACTCGAATTCTGCGGAACGCCCGGAACGCTGAGCTTGCAGAAGACGGGCGGCTGCGATGCGAACTCGCGTCTGGCCTACATCCCGCTGAACTACAACGGGGTGAACCGCTTCGTCGAAGGCGCGGTGTACTTGGAGAAGTACCCCACTTGCAACTGGGTGTACCAGGCGTTCGCCAACATGCTCGGCGCGTCCCAGGTGGACACGTCGTTCGGCTTGTCGTTCAACTCGATGAGCCAGCTGCCCTACGTGAACTCCTTCATCGACTCCACGCAGAACATCATCGGAGGAGCTTTGCAAGGCCTGTCTTCGGGCAACGTCGCCGGGGCTGCCGCGAGCATGATCAACTCGACGATCAACGGAGCGCAAGACCTGACGAACACCTTCGCGAACTTCTCGAAGGCATCGAAGACCCCGAACACGCAGCGAGGAGGCACTAACTCGACTACCGCGCTCGTGAACTTCGGAACCTACACGATAGGCGTTCGCAAGTACACGTGCAGAGCCGAGATAGCGCGCCAGATCGACGACTTTTTGAGCGTGTACGGCTACAACGTGTCCGTCGTGAAAACGCCGAACATCACGGGGCGCGCTTCATGGAACTACGTGAAGACCGTCGCCGCGAACATGAGCGGATCGGTTCCGGCCGGCTACCTTGCGATGTTCAACAGGCTGCTCGATTCCGGAGTCACGTTCTGGCACACGGACGACGTGGGCAACTATTCTCTACCGAACAACATAATCTAAGGAGGTGCATATGAACCCTTTGCAAGTGCAAACCACCCCGTACGGACTACCGTGGGGATACATGCCCAAAAACGCCAAGAAGAACCAGCGGGACATGGACAACGCGGCGATGAACTCGCAAACCATGTTCCTGTGGCAGATGCGACTGTACGAACTGGCGATGAGCGTGTTCGAATGGGAGAACCTTCCCGAGGGCATCAACGAGCGTCAGATCGAATGGTGGCTCCTTCGCGACGGTTTCTGCGTGTTCCTGCATGACGAGGATATCGCGCTCGACCCTGTTCAGCGCAGCCCGGAGGGCTACGCGATCATGCAGTGCATGTTGGAGGGCAACTTCGACATCTACTCGCAGCCGGTGAACCGCATAGCCTACTCGGTGATGGGGGTCAACATCCCGCTCACCATCGAGAACTCCGTCATAATCTGGAACTCCAACTTGCGCGTGCCTACCTGGTTCGCGCTCAACATGTACGCCAAGAAGCTGTGGGCGATAGACCGGGCGATCGATGTGAACGTGTACCAGCAGAAGACCCCGCGCGTGGTGAAATGCTCGCAGAAGCAGCGCCTGAGCTTCGAGAACATGATGGCGCAGGTGGACGAGTACAAACCCCTCATCATGACGGACAAGGACTTCGACCTCGAATCCATCGACATCCTCGACAACTCCTCGCCTTACGTCGCCGAGCAGCTTTACGAACTCAAGGACAAGTACTGGAAGGAGGCGCTCGGATTCCTCGGCATCGCCAGCTCCGAGTCCAAATCGGAGCGCGTGATCGTGGACGAGATGCTCGCTTCTCTGGGAGGCACGGAGGCGCAGCGTCTTTGCCGTCTGGAATCCCGCCAGTTCGCGTGCAAGCAGATCAACGATATTTTCGGTCTCGACGTGGACGTGCATTTCCGAGTGTCCGAGAAACGCCAAGAAGAGCAGCGGGCTATCGCCGACGGCGAATTCAATGAAAGCGAGTACGCCGAGGAGAACGGGATCGAGGTGAACGGCCGATGAGCAAGTACAGTTTGCAGCTTCGCTGGCTGGTCGAACAGACGCTTGCCGATGCGAAGCTGCCGAACATCGAGGCCAACTGGCATGCTGCTTACGACAAGCTGGGCTTGGCCGACTATCCGATCTTCGACGAAGCGTATAGGCAGACGCTGAACGACAAGATCATACGCCACTATTTCATGTACGAGACAGGAGCTGAAACGGCGGGGTTGTTCCGCATGTTCGTTCGCGACGCGATGTTCTTGATCATGCCGTACTACAACCAGATGTACCTGTCCGAGATCACGGCCAAGAACATACAGCCGCTCATCGACCACACGCGGACTATCGCAGAAGACGCGACCGGCACCGCCTCGAATGCCGCGAACACCAGCGCGACTTCGACCAGCAATGCGCAGGACATTTTCAGCGACACGCCTATGAGCGCGCTCAACTTCGACAACATCAAGGCGGGCAACTACGCGTCCACCGCAGACTTCACCGACGCTTCCACGACCGATTCCGGCAAATCGGATTCGAGCGGCAGCTACGACAACAAGCTGTCGCGCACGGAGACCGGGCATGACAAGGCGGAATCCGAACTGCTCTTGATTTGGCGAGACACGTTCGTTAATATAGACCGTGACGTAGTGGAAGATAAAGCGCTGCGCGAATGCTTCATGACGATATGGTAAGGAGGAGCGCATGAACCAGCCCACACCGGACGTAGCGCCGTTTCGCTACTACGTGCAAATGGTTCTGCCGGCCGTCTACGGCGACGAGCTGAGCTATTACGAGGTGCTTGCCAAGGTGACGGAGAAGCTGAACGAGGTGATCGAGAACCTGAACAAGCAAGGCCAGAACGTGAACGATCTGATGGTGTTCTACAACCAGTTGAAAGCGCAGGTGGATGCGCTTGAAAACGAGGTCGATGCGATCAAGAACGGCGAGTACGTGCATCTGTACCTGGATTCGATCATAAACTGGATAGATGCGAACCTGCAATGCCTTGTGGCGAGGATCGTCAAGTTCGTGTGCTTCGGTCTGGGAGACGACGGGCATTTCAAGGCTTATATCCCAGCGACTTGGCAGTTCCTGCAGTTCGACACGGGAATGAACCCGGACGATTCGGAAACGTACGGGCACCTGATCATCAAATGGTAAAGGAGAAGAACATGGCAGAATCGACAAAGAACATGACGGTGGGCGCGGGCAGCGCGAGCGCGAGCGTCACCGCGACCGTCACAGATCGAATGCCGGGCGTTCCGTGCCCGACCAGCCCCGGATACGAGTATACCGGCATGCGCTACGTGCCCGTGTTCGCCGACCCGCCGGAGTGGTCTAGCGCGAACAGCTACGAGCCGCTGGAGATCGTGATCCATCAGGGAAACTCCTACACTTCGAAGACGTTCGTCCCGGTCGGGATCGACATCTCCGACCCCCAGTACTGGGCGCTCACTGGAAACTACAATGCTCAGGTGGAGCAGTATCGCCAAGAGGTATCGGCATTCGATGGTCGTATCACAAAGAATAGTAATGATATAGCGAAGAATACTAATGCTATAGCGGCGGTTAAAACCGTTGCAGATAATCTCGAAAGCCACGTTGGAACCGAATTCATCGTTATCGGCGATAGTTGGAGCGACACCGACCCTTCTACCACCACCTATATTAAATGGCCTATGACATTTCAAAAGTATACGAGAATGAATATCCATAATTACGCTCGTAACGGCGCTAGCGTGGTAGGATCGACTCCTGATCCTGGACAAAGCGGAAACTTTTTAGGGCAGGTCAACAAAGCGATAAACGACACGTCCTTCGATCATTCGAGGGTAGGGCTGATCGTGATCATGGGCGGCGTGAACGACTATCGTTCAGGGCGCACGTTCTCGGATGTCGCCGAGGCATGGAGCGGTCATATAGCATCGTTGACCGCGGCCTTTCCAAAAGCAAGGATCGTTTCATTCCTAAATTATCAGATTTTCCTTTCGCGCGACGAGTGGAATTGGACGAATCTTGCAAAACGCATCATAAGGGAACGAAGCGGCTGTCCTGTTCACTCGATGATCGGATGGGTGAGCGGATCTCAGTTCATTGCAGATAAAGTGCATCCGAACGATGCTGGATATCGTCAACTATGCTCTAATATGATAGCCTGTTGTTTCGGAGGAAATCCCGTTTTCGTTTCGACGACTATAAGAAAAACGGTGGCGGGAAGCGGTGGTGCTTCGATGGATTTCATCATATCCGAGCATTTTGCCGAAGACGCGATGATCAGGACTATCCAAACCATCAACACCGGTGTTTCGAGCGAGCAGACAATCACGCTTTCATTAGACAATAACACAGGACTGACTTCCAACGCGCCGTTCTATTCGTGGGGGAGCTATACAGACGAAACGTCCGGAGCATGCGTATATGCAGAGGGCACCGATCCTGTTGTTCCGACCGATGTTAAAAAGCAGCCTGTTTCCTTCAATATAAGCTGCATGGTTCCGAAAAACGGCCAGACCCTTGGCAATTCGTTTTGGATCGGAAACGCATAATGCCTAACGAACCTACAGGCGGTGGAAACCCCAACTTCTTCAAAACCTTCAAGGGGGCGTACGTCCACGCCCCCTCCCCCGAAGCGATGTTCACCAGCGAGCGGGTCATGCTGTCCTGCGTGAACGACGTGCAGTTCCAAGGCGATTGCATGATCATGAACTACACGCCGGGCGCGACGCTCACGACCCTGCCCCCGGAATGCCGGCCGTCGACCGAGGTTCGCGTTCCCGTGGTCGTGGACACGCGCCTTGACGTGCTGGCGGTGCAGACGAACGGGGTCGTTTCCCTGAACGCCTCCACCGACGGCATGGTGTATCTGGCGGGGCTGTCCTTCAATATAAGCATGAACTGGTATTCTAATTAAGAGGAATCAAACATGGATGTTAACGATATTGTCACTCTTATCGGTAGTCTGGGCTTCCCTATTGTGGCTTGCGTGGGCATGTTTTACCTGTACAATCGTACTCTTAAGGACTTTACTAGCACACTTAACGACATTGCGAGCGAGATTAAGGAGTTGCGGGAAGAGCTTAAAGAGCTGATCAAGAATGCTTAGGGGCATCGACATATCGAACTGGCAAGCAGGGTTGGACGCGGATGCGGTGTTCCCGAACGTGGACTTCGTGATCTGCAAGGCGACCGAGGGCGTGGGATTCGTGGACGGGTACTGCGACAGCTGGGTGCAATGGTGCCGCGCTCACGGAAAGCCCTGGGGGTTCTACCACTTCGCGAACTCCAACGATCCCGTGAAAGAGGCTGTCCATTTCATAGACAACACCTCTAACTATTTCGGCGAAGGCGTTCCGGTGCTTGACTGGGAGGGCGACCAATCGGTTGACTGGGTCAACGAGTTCGTGAACATCGTCCACGATCAGACGGGCATCTGGCCGTGGATCTACGCGAACCCATGGCGCTTCAACCAGGGAGGCGTGGAGCCGAACTGCATGCGATGGATCGCGAGCTACCCGGACGTGCTGCGCCCAGGCCTGGACTACGACCCCGGCGAGCCTCCGGAGACGGACGGGCTTGTGGGGTGCTGGCAGTACGCGTCGGACGGCCAGGTGCCCGGATACGCGGGCAACCTGGACGTGAATCGCTTCTTCGGAAGCGTCGGCGCGTGGTCGGCGTACGCGGGTGTCCCGTCAACGGGTGCGCCGTCTGAACCGACTGGTCAGTCGGTTTTGGAAAACGATAGATTCCGCGTGACAATCGAAGAGAAGTAATGTATGATGGTCATGCGCCGGAAAGCAAGCTATCTTCTGCGTCTGTGGGGCACCCGGTGAAACGGGCACGGGCGCATACGGAGAACAGCCCCCTCTGTGATAGTCTTTTCGGTTAGCGCCCTTTGACTTAGCCCCTGTCGCTTGGACATCCATGATGGCAGGGGCTTCTAAGTTTAAAGGGCGAACATTCCAAGTCAAAGGAGGAAACCATGAAGTTGAAATCCGCCATAACCAAATCCGGGGATAATTCGTTCGGGCTGAGGGATATCGTCGGCTATGTCGAATACACCGTGATGAGCGAAGATGCTTTGTACGAGCTTTTCATGATCGACGAGGTTGTAGAAGCTGGTTACTTCCTTGAGCCGTATGTTATAGTTCCCGAAACGATCCGCCACGAGTCCAAATCGCCTTCCAGGGATAACTACTGATGGCCAAATACTGGGACATATCCAAGACGCTTTCGTACAACTGCCTCTTCAATTTCATCTACGGAATCCGAGGCGCGGGCAAGACGTACACGGGGCTGCAGCATTACGTCAAGCGCTACCTGCGCACGGGAAGGCGTTTCATGTACCTGCGCCGCACGGAGGAGGAGTTGAAGAACCTGACCACCCGCAAGGACGGTCGCCTATTCAACCATGTGCAGAAGGAGTTCCCAGGACATGCGCTCTGGGCAGAATCCAACATCCTCCATATCGACAAGGAGATATGCGGGTACGCGCAAGCGCTGTCAACTGCGCGCAAGCTCAAGTCCGATGCGCTGGACAACGTGGACACGATCCTGTTCGACGAGTTCGTCATCGACAAGGGGTTCCAAACGTACCTTCCCGACGAGGTGACGGCGTTCTTGGAGCTTTACGAAACCATCGCGCGACCCGGTTCGCGTGATTACGACGTAACCTGCATGTTCTGGGGAAACGCGGTGACCTCGGCGAACCCCTATATGGACTACTTCAAGTTGGAGCTTCCCTACAAGACGGACGTATGGAGGCGAGGCGAGTTCCTGACGCAGATGGTAGCGCCCCCCGAGCTGATCGAGGCGAAGAAGGGCACGCGCTTCTACCAGGCGATAGCGGGCAGCGACTATGCAGCGTACGCGGCCGAGAACAAGTGGTTGCGCGACAATCCGAAGTTCATCGCGAGAAAGGGCAAGAATGCCGAATACCAGTTCACGCTCCTTTACTACGACGATGCTATCGGAATATGGCGCGACAACCGAAACGGTTGCTATTACGTGTCGGAAGACGTTGACCGCCAGTGCCGCCACGTGTTCGCCGCCACGACGGAAGACCATGAGCCGAACACTCTGCTGCTCAAAGGTTTCAAATCCTCGCCCCATCTGGCTAACTTGAAGAAGGCTTACGACATGGGGTGCGTGCGGTACGAGTCCATGAAGCTCAACAACTGGTTTCGGGATATTGTTAGGATGGGATTATGATCATCACGACTAAGAATGGCGACATGGTAGATACTATTCAGATCATCGAGGATAATGTTTATAAAATCGAAGATGTTAAATACACGGTTGAAACTGATATGTATATATCCGCCACTGTACAGATAAGAATATGCGACACCGGGAAGAAGCAGCTGGAAGTATCAGACCCGGAAGTTGGAAAAGAAGCTCAGTACCATCTTCGACAGTTCATCAAGTACATGAAACAGTTGGGGAGGTATTACTGATGGCTGAGCCGGTTATAATCAGCGCTACCAAGCAAGGCGGCGTTGAGAACGCTTACGTAGGAACCATCGTTAGGATGGGATTGTGATGGCGCGGGAGATAGTGCCGCAGCTGGGCGGTAGAAATTGCGTTTACACCTATATGGGCTGGTCGCTGATAACCGCGCCCGATTCGCTACAGTACAAGCTTCGGGCGGATGCGGGTGAGAACTATGATGCAGAGGGATTCGCCATCATAGAAGGAAGATACGTGATCGCGTGCACCGAGGCGTTCGGGGGTGTCGGAGACTACGTGGATTTCCAGCTGGACACGGGGCTGATATTGAATTGCATCATCGGAGACGTTAAATCGTCGGGAGACCCTAATTACAGCGAATGGGGGCATCTTTACCCGCCGAATTCGATTAGCGTGATAGAATCGGTTGTGGAGTACTCGAAATGGTATCCTAGCCATGCTAACCCCGGAACGCCGGGATGCAAGCCGGAATGGGCTGGAAACGTCGTTCTCGCGTTGAACTACGGAAACTACTGGGAAATAGATCCGCCGGGAGGAATCGATATGGCGAGCGTGATCATAATCAGCGCCACTAAGAAAGGCGGCGTTGAGAACGCCTACATTGGGACTATGGGCAACGACGGCTATATATACTTCAACGATATAGACTTCTACAGATTCAAGAATGTCGGGACGTGGGAAGACAACGTATACGTTCTGAACCGCACTCGCCGCTCTTGGACGAAGACGACGATGTTCACCAAGATCAGCGCTCAGAACCTGAACTCCGGATCGGGAAGCGTGGCACCGGGAGGATCGGGCGTTGAGGGCGCGTGCCTGTGGGCGGTGGGAATCGCCGACGACAACAGCCACGGCTACGACCAGCCGACGCGGGACGGCGGCGTGGACTTCGACTGCTCGAGCCTTGTGTCCTGGGCGTTCCGCGAGAACGGATGGGACGTTCCGTTCCCCTCCCCCTCCACCTACAACATGTCAAGCGTGTTCACGGGGCTTGGCTTCAAGAGGTACAACGGCAACCCGGCAGCGTCCGACTTGATGCGCGGGGACATCGTTCTGTTCGAGGGCGACATATCGGCGGGCACCGGGCACGTGGAGCTGTATCTCGGAGACGGTATGCTCGTGGGCGCGCATATCAACGAGTTCGGGGGCGTGGCCGGAGGGCAGCCGGGAGACCAGACCGGGAACGAGATATCGACCGGCGGGTATTATAGGAGCTGGAACTGTTGGCTCAGATGGGAGGGGTAAGATGCTGTCGCATTATATTGCACTTGTAGTGGGCGCTATGTTAGGTATCGCTATTATGTGTCTGGTAAGCGATAATAAATGAACGTTGTTCATTAATTCTAATTATCGCAAAAATTATCACTTGCTTGTTGTATAATGCAGTTGTAGGGATAAGTCGAAGGGTGAATGGAGGAATTGACATGTTTCTAGGGCTTCCGGGATTTGCGTGGTTCGTGATCGGCGTTATCGTGGTGGCAGTGCTGGTCACAGTGGTTAATTGGTATATCATGTACTGCGTGTTCGACTGGGCAGTGCATCATGTTAAGCATGTTTGGTTGGATGAAGACTGAATGAAGATGCATGAGGAACAAGTAACAGCGTGTCTGATTATGGCGGTCATTTTG